TGAATATTCTGAAGATGCATTTCCAGTTCTTGATAATTTTATATTTGCAGTACCACCATATTTTTCAAGTTGAAGTAAATAACTAGCATTATCAGTTGGAGGATTATCACTTGCATCTCTTGTTCCAATATTTACTCTAGTAGCTCCAAGTGTACCTGAAATAGTTTCATCATAAGAAAGACTACCACCGCCCTCAACAGTTAAGTCACCACTTATAGTAACGTCACCAGATATTGTACCACCTACTAGTGATACATTTAATCTACTGTTTGTAGAATCTAATACAGCGTTAAACGCTTCTTGAGATGTGTGTGAAAATGCGGCAACTGCATTCCCTGAAGAATCTAGAAGTACCTTGTTTAATACTTCTTTTGTTGTAAACTTGTTAATATCAGCCATTGATCACTCCTTGACTTCCTCCACCACCGCCACTAGGGCAAATTAACTATTATTTAAAATCTGCTGGGACTACCGCTCTAGTTCCACCTGTTTTACTTCTTTTCCTGTTGCCATACTTCTTTATGGCATTATTAAATTTTCTTTCATGTTGCACCATCATATTCATTGCTACTTGAGATCTATTAGCATCTCCAGTAGAACCAGCTCTATCCATGTATAAACATTTTTTTACATAATCTACAATAGCAGAGTGAAATAAATTATCCACATCTGGCGTATCTGTAATTGCAGTAACTCTTTTAGGATTGCCATAATAATGTATAAGTAATCCATTCGTAACTGAATGATCTATTGCTTGATACGCTTTCCTAGAGGTTCTAGTTTCAGAGCTAGAAGAAAAGGTTGTAACCAAACCTAATTGATCACCTCTTATAAAGTATAAAACTGAATCTTCTGGATATTTTAAATTACTTGCCATTAATCGCCCGGATCTTTAATTCCTGTACTCTCTGAAGTTATGTCAAACATAAGTGGTTCGCCATCTAAAACTCTAGGTATTTTAATATAATCTCCTTCATTGTCCATTATGTCAATACGATAAATTTTATTAATTCCTAATAGCTCACTACTAGAATCAGTAGCACTATCTCCAATATTATAAAACATTTGATCTGCTACAATATTTACTTTAGCAGATATAGATTTTTGTGAATACTCACCCATTTCATTTATAGCATCATTTATTAAAGACATAATATATGTTTCAGGAGCTTCTGGGAATACTTGTCTAACTCTACTAATAATTTGTTTTACTGTTAATGTATGTATTGAATGTGACATATTACCTCACTAACTGTGCTAAACCTTTTTCATAATCTGCTTGTAATTTAGCTTGTTGTTTTTCCATCCAAGAATATTCAGTGCTAATTACATTTAATCTCGCAGTAACTTCGTTTCCATACCCTTGAGCTATTTGTATTTTAGTTTGGATTTCATTAGCATACCCCTGAGCCGCATTTAAATAACCTCCAACAACCTGATTATACCCACTTACTTGAGATATCCTAGCACTTACTTCATTTGCATAGGTTTGAGCTTCATTAGCAGAAGAAGTAGCTTCTGATAAAAATCCATTACCAGCATTCACATGCGAAGAGGCTAATTCTATATCTTCAGCCGTGTTAGAAGTTACAGCACTATCAAATTGAATATTTGCTAAAGCAACTGCTGTATTAACTCTACCAGCTGCCGTTACTATCGCTCCTAAAGCAGTGTCAATAGATGCGTCAACTTGAGCTGCTGACTCTCCAAGTTGAGTTACAGCTGCATCTACTTGAGTATTTAATTCATCGCAAATAGCTTGAGTTTCATCTAATTCTGTATTAATAGCAGTTAATGCTGTAGTTATATCTGAGTTTCCTGATTTGGCAGATAAAGCATTTTGTAGTGATTTAATAGAAGCATATAATGGAACTAAATATTCTCCATCATCTGGAAACTTTGCAATTAACTCATGTGTATAAGAGACTGCTGGATATGCAAGTGTTTGGACATGGGCATTATTAGAATTACTAGGCTCTGGCACTACACTTAATATATTATTAACTATGTAATAAGCGGGGTCTGTTGCAGTAGCTGCCATCATATCACCACTATCTCTAATTCTACCATTTAAACTAGCTGGAACTTTTCTACAAGGCTGATTAATTGTACCGTCATCCCTAGTAACACTAAAAACTTCTGAACCTAATAATGTTAAATTAACACTACTACTGTTTAAATCATTTGAAGTAGTAAACATCTCTTGTCTTGATCTTGGTAATGAATTTAAAACTTCCTTAGCTCCATCTGAAAGAAATTGATTTAACTCAGCTCTTGTTGGAGCACTACTATCATCAATAGTTAATCCAGTTAATCCAACTACTTGTGCTTCAAATGTTGCCATAGAGTCTTTCTCTCATTTCTTTTGTATTCTGGTCTATGCTTTGCACAGACATTTCTACATCTGTACGTTTACCCATAGCAGACATCATATACATATTTGTAGTAAATATACTTTCTGAAGCTTTCTTACCGCACTTCTTACAATAAAACCACCCTTCGTTATTAGGATGGTTACAGTGTATACATTTCTTTTTCATAAATTTTCCTTTTATAGTTTCGGGGAGAAACTTTTTTTGAATCTCCCCACAGTACTATAAACTGTTATCCTTATGTATTCGGATTAAAGTACGCTATACTCAACTTGAAGTTGGTATCTACCAGCATCATAATTAGTAGCGTGATTTATCGCTGTAGTTGTACGAACATAAATATAATTCGTAGCCACAGGTAATATAATCAAAGGTTGTGCCCACATAATACCAGCAGTATTAAAGTCAACATCAACTTCTGTTATAGATAAATCAGCTGCTAAATTTGCATTTCTGTATGTAGCACCTGCTCCAAATAACTCTACAGCACCAGTTACAGCTCCATTAAGAGCTTCATTAGCGGCTGTACCAGCAGCAATACTACCAACCATAGTAGCACCTGCTGCAACAGAACAGTTCCAAGTTATCTTGTCAACAAGAATTTTACTTGCTGAATGATAACCATCTGGAACACTTACATCTAGTGCTCCTGCGTATGCAACAATATCATTATCGCCATAAGCAGTAGTAGCACTATCTAAAAGAGCTTCTGCTGTTGATCCAGAGTATGTGAATATCTTCTTTGTTCCACCGACTTCGTGAGCTTCCTGTGATTGGAAACTGCTACTATTCGGATTGATTACGTCTGACTTCATATTATACTCCTTCTAGGTTATATAATGCGTGAGACTCAGAAAGAGTAACTTCTAAACCTGCTTCAGTTAAGATCATATCTTTTCTAAGATCTTCGTCAGCAGACTGTACGTTAGTCATTACTTGTGTATCACGATTAATACCATTACCAATCAAAGGTCTGTAAGCTATTTGACTCATATCAGCCATTAACATAAAACCAGAAGCTTGACCTCTAAATAGAGGCTCTTTAACTAGGTTTAGTCTTCCATGAATTGTATCAATTACTGTTATACTATGACCAAAAGCACCTTGTCTTTCAGACATATTATAACGAGCAAGAGATGCACCAGTATTGACAGCAGTTGAAGAACCGGACTGTAAAGACTGATTTAGGAAAGCATCTGCACCTAATTTGTTAAAGAATGTAATTACTGGTAATGAACATAGAACTAACTTGTCAGAAGCACCACCACGAGCCGGATCAAAAATTACTTCAAGATCACTAAGTAATCTATCGTAAGTCATCTCAGACTGTGCTACGCTTCTATGGTAAGCACTTCCAGAAGAATAACTAAAAGCACTGTCATCTACAACAGGGCTTGTATTCTTTAAGATGTGTCCTACTAGACCTTCAGTGTACTGAATGCCACCTACACGAGCTTTTTGACCGAAGAGCATAGCTCTTTCAATGTCAACTTTATGCTCACGAAGCTTTGACGCCCAGATACGACTCCACTCATCGGGATAACCACGATAACGTGTAGCGTATGCTGTGTTTGTCATTTCAGCCGCTGTTTTAAAGATCTGGGTGTAACCAAATCCATCTTCAATTTCACTTGAAAAAACATCTGGCGAAGCAGATCCTTCCTCAAATGAAGTACCAATGATCTGTGCTACGTCATTGTCTGCAATGCTATTACTTCCAGAAACCGCTGAAACATCAATTACTTTTCCTGCAAAAGATGAATCGCTTGAATTGTGAGTAATTGCACCGTCTACTCTTACTAATGCTTGACCATAGCCCGCTGTAGAATCAACTGTCCCTACAGAAAATACCATTCCCTTAACTAAATATTCAACAGCCGCACCGCCAGAGGTATCTACAGTAAATGAATACGAAGAACCTGCGGCAACAGTGCCAACTGCACCTTTAATTAAAAAAGAACGATCTGTAAAGCTGATTTTATTCCTATTTTCTAGGTAACGGAACACTGGGTCATCAGTAGGTGCTTTAGATACCTGATTAAGATAGACGAAGAATGGTGATTCTTCCGGAGTTAATTCAGCAACTCTGTCGCCAAAATTAAAAATCCGTCTTCTATCGGGTCTTTGCCCTACACTAGCATCAGAA